TGCGATACTGTTGGAGAATTGGGATCATTTGATATGACCATCTCTGGAGTTAATGGTTCTCTTCAATTCTACCCCAATAATTTTGCATTCAATGATTATCAAATTGTCAATATTGCATATCATCTTGATGATAATGTTATTGGTGTAGGAAGTACAGTTTACTTCGATAATGTTGTTGAAATTCAAACAGATAGTGTTGATTGTTCTTCTGGTCAAACCACCGTTGTTTCTGTGGCAGATACAATCAGATCGATGAAAGTTTATTCATGTATTTCTGATCTGACTAACAATGAGTACCAATATGATGAAATGAATTTCATTCATAATGGAAATGAAATTTATGTTACAGAATTTGGTAGATTAACAACAAATCAAGGATCATTTGTTGGATCTGGATTTGGAACTTATTATCCTTACTTTGATGGATCTACAATAAAGGTTGATTTTATTCCTGTTGCTGGTGTTGCAGTAACTGCCAATACAATTCAGATTGGAATCACAACTGAATCTATTGTTGGATTTGGCACCACCGAAATGAAGCACGCATATCTTGATGCAAGAACAACTACAATTGCTGCTTCTGGAACTCCGGGAATTACAACCGTTGCATCATATCTCCCAGAATATGATGCAGCATATTTCATGGTTCAGATTTCTGATACTACCAATAATCATTATGAAATGAGAGAAATCCTTGTTCTTGATGATGATTCTCAAGAAGATGGAACTGGAACAACCTATATCCAAGAATTTGGTATGGTTGAAACAGAAACGACTTTACCATATGTAACTGGACTTGGTACATTTGGAGCAAGAACCTCTTCAAATGGCGTTTCTCTAACATTTACTCCAGAGGCTGGAATTGGTGTTACCGTCAAGACTTATATGAATGCCTTGAGACTTGAGGATGACAGCAAAGATGAGATTGACTTTGAGAATGGACTGATTGTTTCGCATTATGCAAGATATGAAGGAACTGAAAATGCAGTTAAGAAGACATTTAACTTAGAACACAGATCCGCTCCAGTATTTGAGAAGTATTTTGAAGGAAATGATTCGGATATTGTCAGTATTGATGCAGACACTATCAGAATTCCAAATCACTTCTTTGTAACTGGAGAAAAAATTAGATATGATAGAAATGGCGGAATTACTTCATCCATTGGAATTGCAACAACAAGTTTTGCTGGAGTTGGTAGCACAGAATATCTTCCAATCAATGAAGATATGTTTGTTATTAAAGTTTCTGATGATCAAATTAAACTTGCATCTACTGCAGAAAATGCTCTTAAGAGGATTCCTATTCCCATTGAAATTGAAAGTGTTGGAATTGGAACTTCTCATAGATTCACTGCAACGAATCAAAATGCAAGATGTCTCATTGCTCTTGACAATTTAATTCAATCACCAGTTGTATCTACAGCACAAACTCAAACTCTTGCTGATAGAGTAACGTCAGTCGATAATTTCATAAAGTTAAGTGGAATAACATCATTCTTTGGATCAGATCTCATCAAGATGGGTGATGAAATTATGAAGATCACTGGTGTTGGTATTGGTAGCACAAACAGATTCTCTGTTCGTCGTGGATGGTTGGGAACAAGAATTGGAGTTGGATCTACTGGTGATACAGTTACTAAAGTTGTTGGTAATTATAATATTATTGACAACGCTCTTCACTTTGTTGAGGCTCCTTATGGTGGTCAACCAATTGGCAGTATAACCAACAGGCCAGATGATAGAGATTGGACTGGTATAACAACAGGATCCAGTTTCCAGGGAAGAATGTTCATGAGATCTGGTATCACTGATACCACAAATGATACATACTCGACAAATTATCTCTTTGATAGTCTTTCTGATCAATTTGATGGCAACACTCCAACTTATACTCTGACTTCCGCAGGATCTTCAGCAATCTCAGGTGTTTCTACTGGAAATGCGATTATCCTGATCAACGATATTCTGCAGGGTCCTGGACTCAGCAGAGACTTCACGATGGGCGAAAATCTTGGTGTTACCACGATTACTTTCACAGGAACAGCATCCTCAACTACAACAGACGCAAATACTGCGAATATCCCTCTTGGTGGTGTTCTTCTGTCCGTTGGATCCACTGCTGGATCAGGTTATCAACCACTCATTTCTGCTGGTGCAACAGCAACCGTATCGGGTCTTGGAACAATTTCTCTGATCAGCGTTGGAAATACTGGTTCTGGATATAGAGTTCCAACTAAGTATGAATTCTTGGCTGATGTTGCATCTCCTGTTGGAGTTGGATCCACAGAAATCTATCTTGAAAATACTGGTAGTGTTCTTGACCTGATTAGCACTTTGAACACAGGGTCCAACTGCACAATTGGAATTGGAACAGATATTCTTCCCGTTACAATTGTGTCCTCCGCTTCCACATTTGTAAGAATTGGCACAGGAGATACTATTTCCACTGCCATCTCACAAGGAACTCAAACAAAAATTGTAGTTACCGATCCACAGATTGGATTTGTAAATGTAAGTGTTGGTGAGAGTTCAACTGGTATAACAACCATGACTCATGTTGGTTTTGCGACCATCATGACCGGAACTGGTCACATTTCCACTTCAGTTACAATAACAAATGCTGGATCTGGTTATACTTCGACAATACTGCCATTTGTTGAGATTGAAAGACCACGTTCATACACTAACATTCCATTAAATTATGTTGGAGCAGCATTCTCTGGTTTGAATGCCACTGTTGATATTGTTGTTGGACAAGGTTCAAGTGTTATTGATTTCTCTATCAACAATAAAGGTGTTGGATATGCTCCAGGAGAAATTTTAACAGTTCCTACTGGAGGATTAACTGGCATTCCAACTTCTGGAACATTTAATCAATTTGAACTTACTGTACAAACTGTATTTTCAGATGAATTTACTGGATGGAGCATTGGTGTTCTTCAGACCCTTGATGATCCATCAGGAAACTTTGATGGTGTAACAAAAGCATTCAATCTTACTCTTGCAGGAAGTTTGATTTCAATTAGAGCACCAAGAGGATCTAAGGTTGACGTTGAGCAAGTTCTTATCGTCACTGTCAACGATATTCTCCAAGAACCAGGTCAAGGTTATCAGTTCCCAGGTGGTAGCGTTATTACTTTTGCAGAACCACCTAAGATTGGCGACACTTGTAAGATTCTCTTCTTCAAAGGAACTGGAGATGATACCGACGTTATCCTTAGAGAAGTTATTGATACCGTTAAGAAGGGCGATGAACTTACTATTGGTTATGATCCTGCTCGCGGTCAAGATAATTTCTTACAAGAGGAAGCAAGAACTGTTACTAATGTAAATTCGACTGATCAGGTTCAAACTTTCCCATACTTTGGCCCTGGCAATACAGCAGATGAAACTCTTTATAGACCTGTTGTATGGTGTAGACAAACTGAGGATAAGATTATTGATGAAAAACGTGTTGCAAAAGATAGAGAACTTTATGAACCTCTGATTTATCCATTCGCATATATCACCAAGTCTGTTGGTATTGGATCTACAATGATCTATGTTGATAGAGCAAGACCTCTATTTAATGGTCAAAATGAAAATGACACTTCCTTGACATTCCAAGAGAAAGTTAAATTTGCATCACAAGTCACTAAAGTTTCTGCTGCAGCAACTGCAATCGTAAGTACTGCAGGAACCGTTTCCTCTCTTGTTATTTCTGAAGGTGGTGTTGGATATTCTACCGCTACTGTAAGTATTGGTGGAACTGCTCAGCAAGATGTTACATTAGGATTTACAACAGCCACTGCAAATGCGGTAATCAGTGCGGGCGGAACAATTTCTGCTCTGACTCTTACCAATGTTGGAACTGGTTACACTACTGACAAACCACCTGTTGTTTTGATATCTCCACCAGATTATGATGAGGAAGAAAACCTCATTACAAACTATCTTGGAGATTCTGGTGTAATTGTTGGATTTGGAACAACAACTGTTAGTGGAGTTACCACACAATTTGTCTTCGATCTTCATATTCCATATGATTCTACTCTGAGAAATACTTCTTTAATAGGAGTTGCCGTAACATTAAGTGCTTTACAAGCAAATGATTACTTTATTGTTTCCAATTCAAACGTTGGTGAGGCAACAACATCAATCACTTCTCTTGATCCTTCCGATAGTTCTATTGCTGGTGTAGGCAAATCATTTATTGATAACGTATATGTTGTTCAAAGTGTTGAAAACGTTGAAAGAAATATTATTGGAATTGGAACTTCCGTGTTCAAGAGAGTATTTGTTAACGTTGATGACTCGTTTGCATTTGGAACCTATGGATCAATTTCAACAACCACATCTGCTGGTTATGGCGAGTATAGTTGGGGTAAACTTGTAATGGCATCCAGAGCAGGTTTGAACTCATATACTGCATATACCTCCAACGGTATCCTTGGTATTACTACTTCAATGAGAGTTGAAAGATCGGTAAATCTTAAATCTAAAAACTACATCGTTTAATACATAATAAATAAAAAAAAACTCCATTAAGTTGGCATAAAATGGCTGCAATCATAACTGACCAAATTAGAATTTTGAATGCTAAGAATTTTGTAGCTGGAATTACCTCCAGTTCAAATTCTTATTATTCTTTCATTGGTCTACCAAATCCCAGTGATTATCAAAGTGATTGGGATTCAAGTCCACCAGCACCAAAAGATAATTTCTCTGAAGAGAATGATTATTGGGATACGATGATTGCATTGAAAAAAATTAATTCTTCTGATGTTAGGCAAGTTATTCCAAAAAGAACTTGGACCTCTGGTACTACCTATGACATGTATCGTCATGATTATAGTGTCACCAATACTGCAGCCGTTTCTGGTGCCACTAACTTGTATTCAGCATTTTATTATGTAATGAATGCTGATTTTAGAGTTTATATTTGCCTTCAGAATGGAACGGATCCTCAAAATCCAAATGGAAAACCTTCTTTGGATGAACCAACATTTACAGATTTAGAACCAAGATCTGCTGGAAGCAGTGGTGATGGATATATTTGGAAATATCTCTATACAATCAAACCAAATGAAGTTGTAAAGTTTGAGTCTACAGACTTTATGCCAGTTCCATCTGATTGGTCAACATCTACAGATAATGCTGCCGTAAGAGATAATGCTGTTGACGGTTCCATTAAGATCGTTACAGTTACAAATGCTGGTGTAGGTCTTGGAACTGCAAACCAAACATATACAAGGGTTCCAATTAAAGGTGATGGATCTAATGCAGAATGTACACTTACAGTTGGGGCAGATTCGAAGGTCAGCAGCGTAACCGTATCAAATCAAGGATCTGGATATACATATGGAAGTTTAGATTTGTCTGCAGGTGGAGTTCCAACAGGAACTACAATCCCAAGATTTGATGTAATCATGTCTCCACAAGGAGGTCATGGTAAGGACATCTATAGAGAACTTGGTGCATATAATGTCCTTTTATATTCCAGAATTGAAAATGATAATGAAAATCCAGATTTTGTTACAGGAAATCAAATTGCAAGAGTAGGCATTGTTGAGAATCCAGAAGTTTCTGCTGGAAACGTGCTTACTTCAGATAAAGCAAGTGCTCTTAATGCCCTCAAATTGACTGGAACTGGATATAGTTCCGCATCATTTACTGCGGACTCATATTTTACTCAAACCGTTGCAACAGGAACAACTGCTGTTGGTAGAGTTGTCAACTATGATGCAACAACAGGAGTTCTTAAGTATTGGCAAGACAGATCACTTGCTGGATTTAATACTGTTGGAACCGCACTGACAAACCCAACATATGGATTTGAACTGCAAGAATTTACTGCTTCTCCAGCTGCAGGTGGAAGTTTGACTATTATTCCTTCAAGTGGATCAAATCTTGCGATTGATACTTCCTTTACGGGTATAACAACCGTAATAAATAATAGGACATATTATCTTGGTCAGTCATTTACAAGTGGAGTTGCAGGTCCTGAAGTTAAAAAACACGCAGGAAACATTATTTACGTTGATAACAGACCTTCAATTACCAGATCATCAAACCAAAAAGAAGATATCAAAATCATTTTGCAGTTCTAACGAATTATGTCTCAGCAAACAAATCTCAATGTAGCTCCATATTTTGACGACTTTGATCCTGCTAAAGACTTTCATAGAGTCTTATTCAAACCAGGGTATCCTGTTCAGGCAAGAGAGTTAACTACTTTACAATCGATTCTTCAGAATCAGATTGAGAGGTTTGGCCAACACTTTTTTAAAGAAGGTGCAAAAGTAATTCCCGGAAATACTGGATATACTCAACTATATTATTGCATTCAACTTCAAAATAATTATCTTGGAGTTCCTGTTGCTGCATATGCTGAGCAGTTAGTTGGAACAAAAATTACTGGCGAGACATCTGGTGTAAGTGCTGTTGTTGATAAAATTCTCCTTCCAGAAGATTCTGAAAGAGGAAATCTAACTCTCTATATCAGTTACCTTAATTCAAGTACAACAAATAATTCCACTCAAACTTTCTCCGATGGGGAAAACTTAACTTGTAATCAGACTATTGCTTCTGGTCTTCTTGGCAATTCAACAATTGCTGCAGGATCACCCTTTGCAACTACTATTGCCAATCAAGCTGCTGCAACTGGATCTGCTTTCCAAATTCAAGAAGGTGTATATTTTGTTCGTGGACATTTTGTCAATGTTCAAACAGAAACATTAATCCTTGATCAATATGGAGCAAACCCAAATTATAGAGTTGGACTTCAAGTTACTGAGGAAATTGTCAATGCAGACGCAGACGAAACCCTAAATGACAATTCTCAAGGATATAATAACTACTCTGCTCCTGGTGCGGATAGACTTAAAATTTCAGTAAGTCTTTACAAAAAACCATTAACTGATTATAACGATGATCAGTTTGTAGAATTAGCAGTCGTTGACAATGGAAACATTAAGTCTCAAACCAACAGGGGAGACTTGGGTGGAGGTGTAGGATATAAAGATTGGACGGATGTTCTTGCCAGAAGAACTTATGCAGAATCTGGTGACTATTATGTAAAAGCCTTTGACTTATCCGTTCATGAGTCTCTTAATAACGGAAAAGGAAATAGAGGAATATTTAATTCGGGACAATTGACCTATGGTGGTCAAGTCCCAACAGAAGACTTGATGGTTTACAAGTTTTCTCCTGGTAGAGCATTTATTCGTGGTTATGATATTGATATTTCAAGTGGAACTTTTATTGATGTTCCAAAACCAAGAACCACAAAAACTATTACAGATCAATCTATAATTTATAACACTGGACCAACATTAAGAGTTAATAGAACTTTTAGAGCGCCCGATGTTGGCATTGGAAACACATATGTTCTCAGTTTAAGAGACCAAAGAGTTGGTGTCACAACTGATACGTCAGCACCTGGAAAAGAAATTGGTGTGGCAAGAGTATATGATTATAGATTAGAATCTGGATCATATGATGCTAATAATAGCAGCCTTAATCAGTGGGATCTTTCTCTGTATGATGTTCAAACAACTGTTGATCTTTCTCTCAACCAGGCAGTTAGTCTTTCAGTTCCAACCTTTGTACAAGGTTCAAGAAGTGGTGCTTCAGGATTCCTAAAAGATGCCGTTGTAACTGGAACTGCTGCAACAGTATATGAAGTTGAAGGTGAGTTTATCACAAACGAACCATTAATTTTTGATGGCATTGCTAATGGTAGAATTGCAATTGCAGTAACAGCACATACTTTAGCAGATGTAAAATCTGTTTATGGAACCAATGATCGAGTAACTGGTATTAATACTTTTGCTGCTGATGTAATTCAAACACCAGCAGTTGCTATTGGCATTGCAACTATCACTCCAACTTCAGGTGCAGGAAGCATTAGTACGGTAAGAAGCAGCAATCCAATTTTCCCAGGAGTATTTAAACTTGGTAATCTTGTTAGATTTACTGACAATGCTTCTACAAGTTCGGATGAAGTTTTAGCAAGGGTAGTAAGTGTTGGAACTGACAACATTGTCATTGAACAGGGTACAGTCGTACCTGGAGTAAATTCAGTATTAAATCTGAGCGCACAGCAAACAGTAACTGACTTTAGATTAGTTACCACAAGACTGGATTCTTCTTCAGATAATACTCTTTACACTCTCTTACCAAAGTCGGATATTGCTACGGTAGATCTTAGTAGCGCAAATCTGACAATAAGAAAAGTTCTTACAGTTGATATTGTTAACAACCAACTTTCTTCTGAGGTAACAGCAGATGCTAATGAATCTTTCTTACCATTTGACGAAGAAAGATATGCTTTGATCAGATCTGATGGAACTACTGAGCCATTATCTTCAGACAAGATCTCAATCAATACAGCAGGAACTGGACTCAACATTTATGGTCTTGGATCTAATGATACTGGTGCTTCTTTGATTGTATCTTTAAGAAAGGTCAAACCAACATCCAAAGTTAAGATTAAAAATAGAGTTAAGACTCTGATTGTAGATAAATCCAATACTCAAGGTTCTGGAGTAGGAGCAACTACATTAAATGATGGATTAGACTATGGCACTGGAAATTATCCATACGGAACAAGAGTTCAGGACAGAATTATTTCTCTGAATGTTCCTGATGTCATTGAGATTCATGGAATTTTTGAATCCGCAGATACTAATAATGCAACTGCACCAAAAGTATCGCTTCTTGACATCAATAGCACTTCAACAACGACTGGTGAACTGTTAGTAGGCGAATCTTTCATTGGTCAATCTTCTGGTGCTAACGCAATTGTTGCTGAAAAACTTACTTCAGGTCAAATTTCGTTTGTATACAAAAATGACACCAAATTTGCTGAAGGAGAAACTGTAATATTCCAAGAAACAGCAATTCAAGCAGTTGTTTCTACAATTACTTCGGATAGTTTTGAAATTTCTGAAAACTTCAAATTCACAACAGGTCAGGAAGAAACATTCTATGATTATGCAAGAATTCTTAGGAAAGAGGGCAAATCTGCGCCAACTAAAAAATTAAAAATTTACTATAAGAGTGCATCTTATGATTCTACAGATAATGGCGACATTACAACTGTAGAATCTTACAAGAACTTCGATTATACTTCAGAAATTAAGTCGGTTAACGGCAGAGCAAATTCTGATATGATTGATATCAGACCAAGAGTTTCTGAATACACTGTTGCTGAAGACATAAGATCTCCACTTGAATTTTTTGGAAGAACTTATAATGCTGCAGGAAACTCTGCTACAAATATTTTAGCATCTGATGAGTCAATTCTAACAACATTCTCACATTATCTGGGAAGAATTGACAGAGTATTCTTGGATAAGAAAGGTAAGTTCCAGATCGTTTATGGAACACCATCAGAACTTCCACAACCACCAAATCCAGTTGATGATGCTCTTGAAGTTGCTCAAGTTACTCTTCCTCCATATCTTTATAATGTGAAGGCTGCTTCGCTTAGATTCTTGGAGCACAAGAGATATAGAATGCAGGATATTAAAAAACTTGAGAACAGAATTTCTGGTCTTGAGTATTATACTTCATTATCTCTTCTTGAAACAAATACCGCAAACCTTTTTGTTGCGGATGGAGATGGCCTCAATAGATTTAAATCTGGATTCTTTGTAGATAACTTCACAGGATTCAATGCTCAAGAAAATAGATCGACCATTAAAAACAGTATTGATAGAGCGAATAAAGAATTAAGACCAAGACACTATACAAATTCTATTGATCTAATCTTTGGTCCAGTTGTAAACCAAGACCCAACCGCAGATTTAAATTTTGCAACAATTGAAGGAAATAATATCAGAAAAGCAAATGATGTAATTACTCTTGATTATAGTGAAGTTGAATATATCAACCAACCATTTGCAACCAGAACTGAAAGTGTTACTCCTTTCCTTATTAGTTTCTGGCAAGGAACTATGGAATTAAATCCAGCTTCCGATACGTGGGTTGATACAGTAAGACTTGATGCAAAAATTATCGATGTTGAGGGGGATTATGCATCTACTGTAGAACTCCTTGCAAGAACTGAAGATCTTGATCCACAGACAGGATTTGCTCCTATTGTCTGGAATGCATGGGAAACCAACTGGACTGGATTTGAGTTTAATGATTCGACAAGCAGATCGACTCAAACCACAAGTGGTGGTAGAAGAGGTGTTGGTGGATGGATTAATGGTGGTAACGATAACCCAGCAAGATGGGTTGAAACTCAAACTACCACAACAACCGAAGAAACTATAAGAGAAACAATTGAAACAGGAGTAGAATCAAGAACTGGATTCCAAACCATCGTTACTGAACAATTTGATCAGGAATCTGTAGGAGACAGAACTGTAAGTAGAGACTTGATCCCAACTATGAGATCAAGAAACATTGAATTTATTTCTAAGAGAATGAAACCTCTTACAAGAATGTACGCATTCTTCGATGGAGAAAATGTAACCAAGTACTGTGTTCCTAAACTCCTTGAAATTTCCATGGTATCTGGAACTTTCCAGGTTGGAGAAACTGTCATTGGAGGAATGGTAAAGACGGGTCTTAATCCTGTTGGAAGAGATGGAATTGGAGAAGATCCAAAGATTACATTCAGAGTTGCTCAATCTAATCACAGAGAAGGTGAGTATAATGCACCAACTCAAGTGTTTAGAGAAAGTCCATATGAAGGAAATCCACTTTCAGCAACATATTCAGCAACTTCAACTATTTTGAATGTTGACACCTTCTCACTTTCAAATGAAGCCCAAGGACAGTTCTCTGGACATGTAGCAGAAGGAATGGTGCTTATTGGATCCACAAGTGGTGCAGAAGCAACGGTTACTAATGTAAGACTTGTTTCGGATTTAGCAGCAAACTTAATTGGTAGTTTCTTTATTCCAAATCCAAATAATGTTAATCACCCAAGATTCGAAACTGGAACTAAAATCTTTACGCTCATAAACGATGAAGATAATGATCCAAATATAGCAACAACCGTTGCAGAAGAAGGATTTACTGCTTCTGGAACTCTTGAAACTGTTCAAGAAAATATCATTTCTGTCAGAAACGCAAGAGTTGAGCAAAGACAGGAATTCCAAGAGAGAAATGTAAACAGAAGTCTTGGAACCGAAGTTGTAGGATCTCAGGTTGTCAGCCAAAGTTCTACGGATACTATTGTTGGTTGGTATGACCCTCTGGCACAATCTTTCTTAGTCGAAGAGGATACTGGAGTCTTCGTAACCAAATGTGACGTTTACTTCAGAACAAAGGATGACAATGATGTTCCTTTGGTATTCCAACTCAGAACCATGGAGAATGGATTCCCAACTCAAAAGATTCTCCCATTCTCTGAGATTGTTGTCGATCCAGCTGATATTCAACTTTCAGATGACGGATCTGTAGCAACAACTATTGAATTCAAAGCACCTGTATTCTTGGAAGGTGGAAAAGAATATGCAATTGCCCTTGCATCTAACTCAACTAAGTATAGTGTTTACATCTCAAGAATTGGTGAAAATGATCTTCTGAGTGATACATTTATCTCCAACCAACCATATCTTGGATCACTCTTCAAGTCACAGAATGCTTCTACTTGGGAAGCAAGTCAGTGGGAAGATCTCAAGTTTATTATGTACAGAGCAGATTTTCTCAGTGCTGGTACAATTGATTTCTATAGTCCAGAACTTACAGAAGGTAACAGACAAATTCCTGTTCTCAAACCAGATTCTTTAGTTCTTTCTTCCAGAAAGATTAGAGTTGGTCTTGGAACTACAGTTGGAGATTCTGGTTACGAAATTGGAAATACTTTCTTCCAACAAACAACTAATGCAACTGCTGATTTAGTTGGAACTGCTGGAACCGCTTCTGGAACTCTGACTGTCTCAAATGCTGGTATTGGTCTCACACCTAATGACGGATCTCTCACATTTACTGGAGTCAATCTTGTAACTCTGAGTGGCAATGGTAGAGGTGCTCAGGCAGAAGTTACAGTTGTCAATGGAGTTGCAGTAGCAGCTACAATTAGTAATGATGGTGGTAATGGATATCAAGTTGGTGATGTTCTTGGAATTACAACGATTGGTAATGCAGCAGTTGGTAAGAACGTAAGACTTACCGTTGCTGGCATTGGACAGACCAATGAACTTATCTTTGAAAATGTTCAGGGAGAGTTCTCTGTTGGTGCCGGTAAGACAATGATGTACATCAACAGTGCTGGTATTACAACTGAACTTAACTATGGATTACCTGGCGGTGTTGGTGGTAATGTACAAGTATCAACAATCATTGTTGATAATGATGGTTTACATGTCAGAGTTGAGCACCAGAATCATGGAATGTATTTCCCAGATAATAGAGTTATTATTTCCGGTGCCCTTCCAGATGTTAAACCAACAAAGTTAAGTGCATCTTATGCATCAGGATCTACTGCAGGTCTTTCTGTTGACGATGCATCAAACTTTACTACTTTTGAAAATGTTGGTGTTGGAACCACAAATACTGGTTACCTTCTGATTGGTAATGAAATTATTGAATATACTTCCGTTACTGGCAACACTATCGGAGGAAACATCAGCAGAGGAACCAATCCTATTACATATCCTGTCGGAACTCCAGTTTACAAGTATGAACTTGGTGGAGTTAACCTCCATAGAATCAATAAAACTCACACATTGAGTGATGTTTCTATCGGAAGTTCGATCACATTTGATGCATACAGTATTAAACTTGATATGTCTGAGAGGTTTAATAGTGAAAACGACGATAGAAGCGATGACATTGGTTGGCCTAAACTTTATGTTGGTGCAACTAAATCTGCTGGAGGTCCAAATATCAAGGCAACTCAAAACATGCCTTTTGAAATCATCACTCCAATTGTTCAAAATGTCACTACAAGAGGAACTTCTATTAGCGCAGAAGTTAGAACAGTAACAGGTCAGAGTTTGAGTGGTAATGAAATTGCTTATGTGGACAATGGATTTGAACCAATTGTAATGAACACACCAAACTACCTGGATTCTACCAGATTGATTTGTTCTAAAGTCAATGAAGATGCTAAGTTGTCCAATCTTCAGGGATCTAAGTCCATGCAAATGAGACTTAGTATGGTAACAACCGATTCTCGTATTTCTCCCGTGATTGATGGTCAAAGAGTTAGCACTATTCTTTCTTCAAATAGAGTTAATGATGTAATTTCTGACTATGCTACTGACTCAAGAGTGAATAGAGTTTCAACAGATCCTACTGCTTGTCAGTATATTTCCAAAGAAATCAACCTTGAGAATCCAGCAACATCTCTGAAAGTAATTCTTGATGCTCACATTAACAATTACTCAGATATCAGAGTATTCTATGCAATTGGAACCAAAGGTGGTTTTGATCCAATCTTTATCCCATTCCCAGGATATAAGAACTTGAATTCTAAAGGAGAAATAATTGATGTTGCAGATAATAATGGAGAATCTGATGCATTTGTATCCAAAACTCCTACTTATGGATTTGATAGTGGCTCTGTTGAATTTAAAGAGCACACATTTAGTATAGATCAACTTCCACCATTTAGATCATACCGAGTTAAAATTGTGTTGACTGGTACTTCACAAACGTATGTACCAAGAGCTAAAAACTTGAGAGTCATTGCTTTAGCGTAAAATGTACAAAGTAAAAGATAATGTGGATCTCGTAAGGGATCCACATACAGGTGCTATTTTAAATATAAATTCTTTAGATCATGAAAAATATGTTGCAAGACGTGAAGTGAAAAATAAAGAGCATCAAAAAGTACAGACCATTGAAGAGGAAGTTGCTAACCTTAAGGAGGATATTTCCGAAATTAAATTATTATTAAAGGAGTTAATCAATGGATCCAAATAATATAATTTTAGATAATCTTTCTAAAAGTTTTGAATACATCAAGTTAGCAACTATAATAGATAGTTGTAATGACAACAATCAACTTAAAGAAATTGCCAAGTGCTTCTGCAAACTTTATTATAAACAGCAAGAAACCATGCAAGCAATAGGTATACCAAATGGCAACTAAGAACGTAACCTTTGATCCTGATGCAGGAGTACCAAAAGGTGTTAATTTAACAATCCATACTGGTGCGGATTTTACAACCAATTTTAATGTTGTAAATACAGCAAACACTGCATTTGATCTTACTGGGTATACTGGATCTTCTGCAATGTCAAAGAGTGTGGCTGTAGGTGCTACTCTTGGAATCACAACTTCATTTACAGTTGGATTTACAAGTGCCTATGATGGTAAGTTTAAAATTTCTCTTGGATCAGCAGATACCAGAAGTTTGAGTGAAGGTAGATATGTCTACAATGTACTGGTAAGTTCTGGCAGTACGGTTTATAGTATTGTAAATGGAAATGTTTTAGTTGTCGCAGGAATAACTACAGCGCCATCATAAATACTATTAAGGAATCAGTGTATAAATGGCTCAACCAGCAAGTAGGTCTGACCTCGTAAATTATTGCAAGAGACAACTGGGAGCACCAGTATTAGAAATCAATGTTGCCGAAGAGCAAATTGATGATCTAATTGATGACGCTCTTCAATATTTTCACGAGAGACATTTTGATGGTGTAACTCA